ACTTGTGTAGGTACTTGTGTAGGTACTTGTGTAGGTACTTGTGTAGGTACTAATGTAGGGTAAGATGTAGGGTCGGATGTAGGTACTAATGTAGGGTAAGATGTAGGCACTAATGTAGGGGCGGATGTAGGGGCTAGTGTAGGGACAAATGTAGGCTGTAATGTAGGCTGTAATGTAGGATGTAATGTAGGTATATTAGAATAAGACATAGAATAAGTCATAGAATATATAGGATTAGACGTAGGTACTGGAGCTGGGGTTATAGAATAAGATGTTGAATAAGATGTTGAATATAAAGGCGAGGAATGAGATGATATCGGTGCCGAGAATTTGAAAGAATTATAGAATATGCCTCGGTTATAAGGTTGAGCAGGATCAACTGGTTGATTTATTATTTTACATCCCTTTTCAGAAGTAATAATATTAATAGATTCACCATTTCCAATAAATTTTTGTTTACATACAATGACGCCTTTTTCCGAGTCAATATTGTAAGCAATCATCTTAATATTATAGTTACCATATGGAAGACTAATAAAGTTATACTGAACTAAGTCAGTCCCTTTATTTTTTCCAGTATAAATGATATTATCAGCCCGTTGAATAGTAAATAAGTCATTTGGACGAAAGTCTATAGCGTCTATAGTAATAATGGTTTTACTATATGAAGTACTAAGTACAATATTGCTAATTATAAAGATTGACTTAAATAGAAATGATAGCATAATATTAAATAACATTAAATATTTAATATTTAATTATATATAATGTGGTTATTGTTGTTATTATTCATCATTGGGGCAAGTTCCCATACATTTGATACTTATTTTGCAAATATTGCGGTAGAGTTAAGTGCCCAAGCATATTGTAGTATAGAGAATTATAAACTGATGCCTATGCCAACAAATATTATTGTTACAGACACTTTATATGATAAAGTGAGCGATATTCAAGGATATGTTGCCGTAGATAATACCAATGAAATTATCTATGTCGTTTTTCGCGGGTCTTCGTCTATACTAAATTGGCTAGATGACTTTGAAATACAAAAAGTCCCATACACATCTTATCCTGAGTGTAATTGTACTGTTCATAAGGGGTTCTATTATGCTACCCAACATCTCAAAAATGCCACCCAAGATGCTGTCTTCCGATTAATAAATACCTATAATTATAATACAGTCATTGTGACAGGTCATTCTCTCGGAGCAGCCATTTCGCAACTAATAGGAATGGAATTAGCACGCTATATAAGGTCGCCTATAATATATAATTTCGGGCAACCACGTATAGGTGATAAAATATACGCTGGGTTTGTTAATACTCAGATAATGGAAATGTACCGATTCACTCATAACCATGATATTGTCCCGCGGGTACCTCCGCGGGTTTTAGGCTACTTACATTCTTGTAGGGAAATATTTGAAGAGGAGAATGGGGAATTGAGAGAATGTAGTGAGGTGAATTGTGAAGACATCACGTGTTCAGACCAGTATACTGCGAAGGATTTAGGGATAATAGACCATAGCATCTATCTAGGGAGGGTGATGACCTGTACTACGGGGGTTCCACCCCCGTGAACCCCCAACTTGGTTTACATTTATCATACCCTACCTTCGTTTATTCTCTAGTACCCTAACGAAGTTGGGTCAGAGCCCAAAAGACTCAACCCTGCTCTGCCCCCCCCGTAAAGGAGGGTTCATAAGGGAACCTTGGTTCCCTTAATACTGATACAAATTCTCCGTTATCAGCGTCACGCACCAATCTGCTCCGTTAAGATTCAATATATTCCCTTTATCATCCAATAATCGGATGCGTAGCCGGTCAATATCTACAGGTCCAAAATAAATCCGCTTATTATCCTGGAGAGACCCGCTGAAATCTACATACATTTCGCCAGTCGTCATACCAATATGTTTAATAGGGATTAGAGCTAACACATCATTCGTCGTCGGTGCTTTGGCTCTATAATTTGTATTTTGCTCATTATTCTTAAGAATCTCATTAATAGTATATATTTGAGATTGTGTCAATATTCTTGGAGCAGTAGGTAACACTGAGGCCTGGGTAGTATATGGATTCAAATATTTATCAGCCAGCAATAATCCAGCATTAGGCCCAGGGTTACTATTAATTTCATTAAATAGTTGGTCGTTCTGCATAGTTATTTTTAGGTTTGCTGCGTCAGATAATGCCCTAGAACAGGCAAAAGGCATATCAGGAGAAAAATAAGAGGGCAACCGTACAACTTTAGATAATTCGGTAATAGAAATTAGACCATTATTAATATGATTCTGATTATAATCATCTACAACTAAGATGAGATATTTAGGTCCATATAAATCCATAACCGCATCAGCCTGATTCCCTGTTTGATTTACTGTGATAACAGGTAAGCGATACCCGATTATCCATCCTAAGGTCAAATTAATGGCCGAGGTTTGAATAGAGCAGTTGGTACTATTACATAATAACTGAGAGTTAAAATCAAAAAAAGTGATAATGGTAGTTGTATCAATAGTATAGGTAATTTCGGGATTATTAGGGTCTCTATATAGGCCCCCGTACAAATTAAGTGTAACCTTCGCATTGTTCACATTATATACCACAGGTTCCACATTTGCTGGGAATGTCAGGTGTGCTTTGGCTAATGCTGTAACTAATTCTATTACAAAATCGGTGGGTTTATAATTACCAGGGGTTACAGTGACAGCGGCTGTATATACTGTTACATTTGTAATATCTACAAATGAAAGCCAAAAACAGGTATTTCCATAAATGACGTCAATCGTATACCATGTATATGGAACTTGGATTGAATAGAGACGTAAGGATAATACATTTGTCAAGGGTTCAGAAAGGTCCAGCGTATAATCAGTAGATAAAGATGATGTTCCGCCAGTACTCTGACGAAATTGGCTGTCTAAATTGATAAAACGGGTGGTAATATTTTCTAAATTAGGGTTCAGCGTATCCTGGCTTACTGCGACACTCTTAGTATTAGTTATCCCTAGTTGTTCTCGGTTCATTGGGACATGCTCATTGCCGTAAACATCTATTTTTTGAATACGGTCTGTATTTTTATTGCTTTGAACAGGGTTTCTTTGCTTTAATGCTTGACGAATCCACCAACTATCCGTTTGGCGTTGTGCGGGGGGATATTCTGCTGAGGTTTCTGATTGAGGGTCCTCTAGGCCATTTACATAGTGGAGGAGGTTTTTTTGAATATCTTTAAAAAATTGTACTAACTTGGGGTTATTTTCATTTGTAAAACGTTTAATATATTTATTGGTTGCAGCGGTTACGGTTTCTGAGGTAGGTGTATCCAAATCTAAAATAGTTAATAATTCGGCTAATGTATAGTCATTCACATTAGTGTCAATTCTTGAGGACATATGATATATATGATATATATATTATACTATTTATACCATTTTAAGGGCTCCCTCCTTTCTATTTGGGGTATATGTTAATAATCCGCCAGATTAGTAGTACCTTAGCATCTACCCTTAACAGAAAGGAGAGTTTCAAAGGGAACCTTGGTTCCCTTTCGTAAATAGCTGCTTAGTCTCCTCTACTAAATCCATATGACTACATAATGGATGCCTTAACAATTTATCTGGAATCGTAGTAAATCCTGTGCCGCGCTTTAAGTGGGTTTTCCCCTTAAATAATATTTGGTCGTAAATTTGAACTAATTTCGGGTGTGTTTCTTCTAACGTTGTACGGTCTACTCTATATTTTCCTTTATAAATATATGTATTATAATGGCCGTAGTTATATATACCATAATATTTATCATATGCGATTGTGTTACGAATTAAGCTAATACCTACAATTTTATTGACTGAATTATTCATTTCAATGACAATAACGAGAGAATCCGGCGCGATTTTTGGCGACATTTGCTGCGACGGGCCATATATACACGCAATATCATGTCGTTCCCGATAAGTGCGGTTTTCTTCCCACGTAGAATCATTGAATCGGGTTGTTACTATAACGACCATTATTTGTTGGGTTTTAGAATAATTAAAAAGAGAGAAATAAAAGTTCAATTTTACGGGGGTACCCCCCGTGAACCCCCAACTTCGTTAGGGTTGGAGGATACAAACGAAGTTGGGGGTCACGGGGGGATACCCCGTATACCCCGTAAAGGACATTATGTATAAAAACGAAGTTGGGTCAAAGCCCAAAGGGCTCAACCTTGCTTGGCAAAGCCAAGCATAGGGGGATACCCCCGTATTTTTAGTTAAATTTTTGTTATTAATATATGCGTCAATTATACGAATGTTACGCAAAAATCCTATGACGCCGAATAATATTATTAAAAATTCTTTTACACACAATATAAATAATGATAGTCAATACATAAGAATACCTAGACCTGTTGGTGTAACAACATTTAATAATATTTCTCTCAAAAAAATAATAAATGTTTATCAGCCAACTTATAAAAATGGGGTGGCTCAGGGATTAGGTGATTATATTAGAGGATGTTTTTGCCTATATCAAATTGCTGAAAAATTACATTTATCATTTGACATGGATTTAAGTAATCATCCCATGTATAAGTATTTACATCACGGAAATGGTAATACAACATCTATAGATTATACCAATATCAGTAAATACATGGATCCTAATTATATTCCAGTTAATTCATTACGATTCACCCAGGACCCGGGGTTTTATCCCAAATTTCTTCGTCATTTGAATAAGTTAGAAGAAGATGCCGATACCTATTGTTTATTTTCTAATAGTTTTCCAATAAGTAATATAATTACTAGCATAAGCCGTAGTTTTATTCGGTCCAAGATTTCGCCTAATGAAATGATGCGTAACTGTATAGATGACACGTTGCAGTCGCTTAAATTAACTAAACATAAATTTAGCGTAATACATATACGTTGTGGTGATAAATATTTGTTGAAAAATGACATGTTGCCATATGCTCTATTACAAAAAATAATTAAAATAGTGAAACCATTGAAAAAAGACAGAAAATATCTAATCTTAAGTGATAATAACCAAATTAAATATTATTTAAAACATAACCCGCATTTTGTAATACAGTTTAATAAAATAGCGCATTTAGGAGAACAGAAAAATTTAAGTAATTTAGACGAAGCTATTAAAAACACTTTATTGGATTTCTATTTAATGTCTTATTCAACCAATATTATTTCCATCTCTCCTTATACCTGGGGGAGTGGATTTAGTGAATGGTGCGGAGTGTTACATAATATCCCATATCAAAAAGTAAATATATCTTAAGGGAACCCTCCTTTACGGGGGCAACATTGTATTTTAATACCGTATAATGTTGATATTATTATCCATAAGTATAATAATGTCAAATTCATGTGTTATCGCAGGCACTGTGAGGAATTGTGGGAAATATTTAGATAAAGTCTTTGTAAATATGGAAAAACTCGGTGCTCTTTTTGATGAATTTGTCATAATGATTTCATATGATAAATCCAGTGATAATACATTAGCAAAAATCAAAGCATACCAAGTAGAGCATAAGAATGTGTATTTATTCATCAACGGGGGCCCTTTGTCTCCACACAGAACCCATAATATTGCTGCAGCGCGTAATAAATGTATTCAAAAAATACGTGATGATTATTCTCATTATAAATATTTCATTATGATGGATTGTGATGATGTATGTAGCAATGAAGTAAAAATTCCGGTATTACATAAGTATTTGATTGAGGAAAACGATAGTAAATGGGATTGTTTGACCTTTAATAAGCGGCCTTATTATGATACATGGGCTCTATCTATTGGACCTTTAGCGTTTAGTTGTCATCATGTGAAGGATGGTGCAAATCCCTTATGGGCAAAGTATGTAAACACGCAAATTAGAGCGACTCAGCCTGGTAATTTAATTCCGTGTTATTCGGCATTTAATGGATTTGGTATTTATAAAACGGAAAAATTCATTAACTGCGTGTATGACGGTAGAATTCGCCTGGATTTAATACCTAAGCGGCTTCTTAATGCGAATTTACGTGTTACTGGTCCTTTTGTATTTCATAAAATGCCTTATCAAGATTGTGAGCATAGGAGCTTTCATTTTCAAGCCATACATAAAACTCAAGCGAGAATAAGGATTGCGCCTGAGGTCTTATTCTAAAACGGGATGCCTCTATAATAATAATCAACCACATTAAATGGATGTCCTGCTCCATAATGAATTAGTCCAATATACTTGCGCCCATTTTCATCCGGATGATAATGACCTATTTGTTTATTTACAGTATCTATATAGGTAATAACGCAGTCTACTACATGCCAATTCTTTTTCATAGGTTTGAAATTTTTTTCAATATAATAAAGCACAGTTCCTAATGGAAACATATCACATATGTTTTCATTATTTATAACATGGTCTAATTTTGTATACTCTGTAAGTAATGTATCAATTGTGGGTAAGTATATAGGTGGCGGTTTAAGTGGTTTTATTACTAGAGTATTATTTTTCTGACAATGCGGGCATTTACACTGGGAATTGTTACCCCTATACTTCTCTTCGCACGTCTCGTGTAAATTTATATTACAACGAAGACATTCTATATACTGTGTTGTGGGAAGTTCCCAACAAATTAAACATCTGTTTTCAATATAATCCATAACTGTTATACAATGTAACACAATAACATGAATACATTCAATTTTATGGGCGACATCGGGGCTAATATCAACCTTCATTTTATCCCCCCGTTCCCTAACGAAGTTTTTTGCCACACTTTCTCTAAAAGTGTATAACGCGCATGTCCAAGCGATTTCATCAGAATTGACCAGGGGGTTGCCGTTTGTAGGGCAGTTATTCCCTGTTCACAAAACACATTTAACAAGGCAGGACTGAATCCCGACATCATAGACGCACCCAACTGCGTAGACAATGTAGGAAATCCTGAGGTAGATCGCAAATTCCAGAATAAAATATGTGGCGGCATAAAAGGCTGACCATGTAGGCGCATTCCGGCTTCCTTGTACTTAGCTTCAATAGATTTATACATTGCTTCAGTATTTGTGCCGATTACAGCATCATCAATCTGCATGTCCGAAAAGATAGCTAGTGTCATATCTACCACATCCTCAGGCGATAATTTCGCGTCAATAATCGCCTGTAGAATCATGTCTAAAGCCGCATAAAAATTGGTATTCAGGCCAAAAGGTGCTGCCGCAATGACTTCAACCATATCGGCAAAGGACTCGCATTTATCCAAGTTGACCCACTGTGGTGAAGCACTGAAGGTCATCACTCGCTTACCAACGATAGACTTCTCCGCGACGCGACACCCTAATGCAATCGCACTATACAAAGGATCCCCCTGCATAGATCCCGACAAATCCACCATCGCAATCATCTTTCTGAGCGGCGATGTCAAACTACTACTAGATCGCCACTGCGAATTAAGCAAGTCCAATTGTAACTGGATATTGGACAGTTCGTCAGGTTGTAAATAACAATTCCTGTACTTATTCAATTTCATTGCTTCCTTTGTAAAATCATGTAGGCCTACACGCTGTCCTTTCACCTCGGTTTTGTTGAAAACCGCATTTTCAACATGAAGACGGAAATTCGCCGCGCAAATAATCCTATCATCTAAGGTAGTACGTGTAGTGCCGTCCTTTTTACAATTCAAGAATGCCTGCTTCTGCTTAGTAATAGTAATAGAGGTGGTCTTGGAATGAACAATGTTTTTCCAGTCATGCGCGCATTGCTTGATTTGTACCGTATCAATATGTCTATTCAATTTAGTAATAATCTTACGATACTCCATCAAGCATTTAAGCTCTGCTTTTGCCATAGACTCCGGGTTTTTCACACTAGCAAGATAATGCGGAAAATAATTATACGCCAATTGGCAGAACAACCATCCAAATTTGTTGGAGGTCTCTCGGGGAACCCATTTTCCGGCTAATGAGATTGTTGTGCTAGCTGTTTCAGCTGCCGTCATATTCTCATAATCCTTACGTATTTGCGTATTCAATAGATTAACACAATATTCAATCAAGGCATTGTTTTGCTTTTGCCTACAATAATTACACAGATATTTGATATCCTTCCATGAGCCAAAAGGGTCGGGATTATTCTCTAGCGGGAGCACAAAGCTGTTCAGTAGAAAAGTCGCCAATTCTGGAAAAAACTCGTACCAGACAAGTATCATCATATAGGAGAGGGAATACTCGCCCTTCCCGGCGATAATATCACGGGTTTGTGCGGTCATTTTAGATAAAGTGATTATAAATTCTTGACGTTCAGCTTCTACTATATTGGTGCTATCCGCCTTCAATACTCGCAGAATATCTCTCAGATTATTAGCCAAATGCTCAATAATATCAGGAGTTGTTCTGGTCAACTGAAAACTAAATTGTAGGATGCGTTCTCTAATATCGGTGGACCATTTATACTCCAAATGAGCATTTCCACCATATTGTAGAGAATTATCTAATGCGGATACTAGTGCGGACATGAAGGTACCTATTATATAATATCATAGCAATTCTTTAAACCGTTTTCTAGTTGTTTTATTGGCAAAAGCCCTCAATCTTTTAGTGAGTTTTGCTGCTGTAGCAGCATTTGTAGTATGCTTTTTATTTATAAATAAAAAATATAGGCCATTTAAATCTTGGAACATATGGATTGTTTTATTAAAATGTATAGTGTCAATATTAGTAAGGGGTGTTAAATAGGGTTGGTTATGCTCTGGTTTCAATAATAATTTCAATTCTGTTGGTTCAATATCAATATTATATCTTAAAATAGAGAGAACAGAATATTTGGTATTATCCATATTTCGTTTAAGTATTCCAATGACTTCTTCTCTCGTTAAACAATTGGGAATGGTTAAAAGGATAGTTTCTTCTTTAATATGTTCTACTTCATTTGAACTATTTATATACACATAATGAGCACGAATATTAGTAACATCATCTGTATAAAACGTGGCATAGTCTTTATCTGTTCTCTCAAATTCTTCTAACCAACTAATATCTAATGACTCTACTGATGAAGTGTCGTCTTCTTCAATTAAATTTTGCATATTATATATAATGAATTATATCTTTTAACTCATTATAAACTCACTGTTATTCTTCTGAATCATCATCCATGTCATCCATTTGTTCGTCATCATCTTGTCCAAATATATTATTATACGCATCTTCTCCATGTAGTTCATAAAAAATGTCTTTATATAATTCATTTCTCTTATCTATTTCCTCTATTGCCACATTAGCCTTATATTCTAAAGTTTCTTTATATTTCTCCATTAATTCATAAGTACTAGGGTCATACTCTTCACCTGTTTTAACAATAAGATGACCCTCATCCGTATATGAATAACATACCCATCCTGGTAATATTACATTAGTTGTAGAACTATCATCGGTTTCTGTAGCTATAACGGTGTTAACGGCATTCTTATAATTGATACTATTGTTGACTGGTTCTCTCAATTTATTACTACATAATTCAGGGAACGCATCATCTGTTATATTAAATACGGGAATTGTTTTAGTTATAGCTGGCTTAGGCTTGAATATATTATTCATGTGTAAAAAATGTGATTATATATTATATTGTTATCTCTTTAAACACTTTTACAAAAATTAAGGAAACCAAGTAAGGGAACCCTCCTTAACGAAGTTGGGGTCGGCTTTGCCAAGCATAGGTGGGCTTGCCCCCGTAAATATAATATAAATATAATATAATTATGAGCGATAATATTTGTTATACTGGAGTTAATTCAGTAAAAACAGGTAACTATACAAGAAAAGCATATTTAGAAGCTATGAATAAATATTTTAAAAAAGAATGTTCTACTTATTTCAAATCTTTAAAATGCAAATCGTGTAAAAAAAGTATAGAACTGAATAATAAAGAAGTTAAAAAACACATAAATGCTCAATTAAAAAACAAAACATACAAGATGAGTACTAACACAGAAAAAAAAATTCTTAAACAATTAAGTAAATGCACACGATGTAAAAATAACAACCCTAAAAAGTGTAATTTAAATAAATATCTATTATATTCGGGCGCTGAATTAGGAAAGTGTGAAAAATAGCATTTAAGAACTATTTATAAATGTGGATTTTTGGTGTTTTTGAATGCCCGTACTTATATTTTTGTCTTGATTTATTTGCCAATTTAAATGCTTTTTTGTTATGGTCACACCCTTTATTTATTATATCAAAATCAACCGCAGCTGCTTTGCCAGAAGTTATTGAACTTGCTAATCGGGCTAATCCCCACGATTGTGCTGTTTGATTGGGTCTTGATCCAGATGAATAATATGCTCCTTCGCCTTTTTTTACTATTTGATTTAATGCTGATATTGTACAACCGGTTTTCAATGCCAATTCGTTGTTAGGCGTTATATTTTCTATATTATATATTTTACGTGCATTTAATATATGGTTTGACTTTTTATTTTTATAAGATGATACCTGTTTACGTGTATAATATTTGTGTTTTTTATATAGTTTTTTTGACTTTAGTAACATATTAATTTGTTTCTGTTTATCTTTTTTTGTTAAGTTTCTTGGTACATATCTAACTGGAAAATTTATATTTTTCATTTACATATAGTTATAAAATAAAAATGGTGTTTGGTGTAAAAGTATCTAAAGACAACTATATATATACATATGCGGGACATAGGTGTCCCGTGTCTCCTCACAGCAACGTTTATAGTAGTTTTTAACCCTCACCCCCTTTTGACCCCAATTATATATATTTTACAGGAGAATGCAACCCCCTTTCGTTTTTTTGGTGCTTATAAATGTCAAATACTTACGTATTATTTGGTATTTATTTTTTACTTCTTTTCTTAGATTTACGTTTTCTAGAAAATCCAGCAGTTATTAACCGTTGATATGGTGCTTCAGGATATATAGGTCTTATTGTTTGAGGGATTTTTATTTGTTGTCTTCTTATTAGTAAAGTTGCTGCTACAAGTTGTTCTATAGTAACTACACCATAATATATCGTTTTACATACACTATATATCGCTTCCATTAATTTGGGTTTATCTCCTGGACCTGGTCTAGCACCACCCCCTGCTAACACAGGCTCATCTAACATTGCCACTCTGGAACGTTCATTCAGTTCATTCCTAGCCTGAGTATATTCCGCACTAAATACATCATATATGTACGCATTAAATGTTTCTGCTACAGCAGGTAACGTTATGCTGGCATCTACGGCATGTATATTTTCAGTCAATGCGGCTCTAGACTTTTCCCTATCATCATAAAAATTAATTATTTGAGCACAATCCGACTCATCTATATCGGTTATTATCCATAAATACATTTCATGTCCAGCATGATGATCGTCTGCGCGCCCCATACTTGCTATAACTTCTAGTATTTCTATTATATTTCCAGGATGTTCTAGTCTATCTTCCCATAACTCTTTTATTTCATCAAATTGTTCAGTATAGTCACGTACTTGTGACACTGCATTATCTTCTGATGGACTTTTTTCAATAGCATAAGCAAAATCTATAACCTTTGCCATGCCTAAGTACCCGTCAAAATAATCTGGATAACTCATATCAATAAGAATATTAGATGTAGTCATGTCACCTAATACCATATCAGCTTCAATAGCTAACATGATTAACTCAAACCTTGCCATATTTATATAAGTGCGTTTATCTACTTCGTCGCTTTCAGTTATATTTTCTACAAAATTATATAATGGTTGGCAATTGTTAGCTATCTCCATAGCAAATATACCAACCTTAAATTTACTGGCGTTATTGCCTATACGCATAAACGTAATCATATCTGTAAGAAGAGTTGCCGTGTTTCTGTCACTAGCATCTATTTTAGATAATAACTTATCTAATATCTCTATAGATGATATACCCATATATACTGGTACAGGACATATAGGATTTAAATAACTTAATGTACGTTTTACTGCTTGTATTTGTAGTTGTCCTTCTCTCGCAAATTGTCCCTGTCTAACAGCAATTTTGACTGTACCATTTACATTTCCCCAATCCATATTTGTCCAAAATTTATCAAAAGGGGTGTCCTCTACTAGCCGTGTGTCAACATATGCTTCTAGTTGGGTTGTTTGTACTAAACATACCTTTAATATTAATTCTTGTACAAACACCCTTATGTGACGCTCTTCATTCATCCATTGTGGTCTCCATGAAGTGTATCCTGTATATAGCTCTGGCGGGGTTGTGCTACGTAATCTAAATATGAACCCGGACGTAGATGATGCAGGATTCGCGAACAATTCTACTTGGCTATTTTCCAAGAACCTATAAAATACATCCCTTGCGGTTAACGCATCTACATATGTCAATCTTCTGAAATCGCCAATAGTTACTACACCTCCTTTCAATCCTTTCAATCCTTTCAATCCTTTTACTCTTTTTGTTATTTTTTTATGTTTTTTTGATAATTTCCTTTTGGTCATATATTGAAATATAACTAGATAAAAAATATAAATTTTTATACCTATAACCCTTGTTGCTTACACCTACAATCAGTTACTACACCATTTAAATGTCACTGAAATCCACCGCATTATAGGCCGCCTCAGGCTTAAATCCAATTGGTAATGGTTGCGCACCAACATTATCCCGTTCTTGTTCCAACAGTTGCCGATATTCAGCTTCTTTGGGGTCCATGAATTTAAATTCTGAATCAGATGCGGATATATTATTCATAAGGTTGTCATTCGCAATAAATGGTGACCAATTCGCAGACACGGATGCCTTTAATCGGTCAACATCGCTTTGAGAATATACTTCCAACAAATCGCACTTATTATATTCGGTTTTGCCTTTACTAGAGGTGGTTTTCAGTAGTTCCCACTCTCTTAATCCGACTAATACCCAACTCCCTCTTTTAATACTATTATCACGCATATTGCGTCCACGAAATTTCCCGCGAATAATACATAATCTAGTCACATTATCTATTCCTAGTACATGACACATGCCATTTCCTAATACATTCGTGACTTGAGAATAAATCTCGGATTCATCCTCTGAAATACGTAGTTTCGCTGAACTATTATTTCCACTGGCATACTTACGTGCTTGACCCTTTTGCTTGTTACCACCGGTTTGATTCTTCACCATTCTTGTTGCTATAATATAATTGATTCATAATAAAAAAATTTGATTTCAATTTTAACGGGGGCTCCGCCCCCGTAGGGTTCCATACAGGCGCGTCCCAAAAGTCATTCACATTTATTAATCCTAACAAAGTAGGAGTCGGCGGCTTTTCATTGCGTATTGGATGTCGTATATTTTTATCTTGCGTCTCTTG